GACATAACATACTCTCGATACGCATCAGTTCCAATCTCGAATACTTCTTTGATGTCTGTGATCCAACTGCGGAACTTTGTGTTCTCTGCAGTAAGACATAGTACGTAGTTAGGACCTCTGCGGTGTATTTTACCGACCTGTCCTTGCTCAGTCAAAACCCACTCACCTTGTTTGTAGACTTCGTTCTTATAAAACTTATCTTTGGTGATATTTGCTTCCGCAACTTTGGATTTTTTAGTGAAGTCTGAAAGACTTTTCATTAATATAGGTATACATATCAAACTTATTTATACAACTTAGGCATATTAGATTGAATTTCTTCCATCATCTTCCGCGTATCCTTATCGTTGAGACCCTTTGGTATACCTTTTCGGAATGTATCAAAGTCATTTGCCACTGCTGCCCTCCGCATTTTTGTTCCAGATATTGCAAAGGTATCACCATCTGCATCACGATCTCCAGAAGATATTACATCTAATTTTCTAAAGAAAAAATCCTTACCATTATAGTTTTTGACCCACTTCATAGCATTGACTCTATCAGAACCTACAACAAACATAGCATCATCATATCCTTCTGTTTGTAACTCTTTTAATATTGCCACTGGATCTTTAGGTCCTGATCTAAAATGCTTGGCAAAATTAGGAAACATTTTCTTAGCATAATATAATTTCCTGTCAGGGTCTAATGGGTTAGATCCTTTACTATCTACAGATTGTGAGAGATATATGAACCAATCACACCCCTTTGCAGTATTTTTTACTGCCTTAAAATTCTCAGCATGACCTGTAGTAGGAGGTTGGAACCTACCAAAGGTAAAATATACGCATTTATAGTCAACTATTTCCATGACTTTGCTAGGGTGAAGTTGATGTAGGAGAACTCAATTCTATTTACGAGTTTGATCATGTCTCCATTGTGGTGTAGAACATATCCTTCTGGATTGGTTACCTTATAACCCATGTCAGTCTGAACATATGTCTTAAATGTTTCTAGGTGATCTAGTTGTTCCATAACAAGATCCTTACATTCTATAATTTTTATATACAACGTAAGCATTGCAATAAAATTTTGTTCATTCTTTTCCAGATATTCTAATCCATCATATAGTTGTTGTCTTCTTTGCATTATTGCTTTATCTGATTTTAATTTAGAAATAATACCGTCCATTTTTTCTTTGTAAAATGTACCTAATGCTTTTAAGGTTGTTACTGGATTGCCTATTGATTTTCCACCACGTATCTCTGCGTTAAAAAACTGTTTTAAGTATGATGCTACATGAAATTTTTTATCACCTGTAGTGCCTATGTTATCTACTATATGATCTAAAAAGGTTGCAGACTTTTTACACATGGCATCTACAAGAGTTATGTTTTGTTCAAACTTACTTAACACAGATTTGTCTACAGATATATCATCCATAGGTGTGTCGTTCTCTACTAGAAAAACATCTCCTGTAGATTTGAATGTTGGAGCTCCTGCTTTTGCAGACATGGTTGCAATATCACTTCCAGTATATGATGTATGAAATACTATACCTATTTTTGCTTTTGATATTTTTTTACCTAGAGGATGATCTACAGGTATGGCATATGTTATAGCGTTTGGTTTAAAAGTGTATAACTCTTCACCATCTACAGTCTCTGTTTTTACGTCATCTGTAAATAATAAATCACCTTGACAAACTGAATCCATTTGTAGTGATGAAAAATATTTTATACACAATTTTAACTTTGATATGAGGTCAGGACTAGCATCACCATAATACATATCAACATCTGATTCGTCGTAACATACTTTTGGTTTCTCTTTATTAAAAACTGACTTAGTTCCTACAAAAAATAGACCATTTGCAGGGTGTTTACCACATACAACTGATGGTGCACCATCCCATTTAGTTTGCATATAACCACTACTAGGTTTCTTACCTAACATACGCAACAATTCCTGCATAGCAGAGACTGATGCCATGCATCCTGCAGATCCATGGTTGAGTATCTCATCTTCTATATGTTCTAAGTGTTTTAGTTGAGTTACGTTTGCCATTATGATACCTTGAAGAATGGTGCTGACTCTCTTGACTGTGATGTAGCATACAAATATAACAACTGAGCAAACTCATCCGCACTACCACTTGATAGTTTGTCAATCAGTAATAAACCCATGTATTTTGAGAAGCTCCACTGTCCTTTTGGATCTGATCTCTCGTATTGTTCTTGTATGAGGTCAGCAGTAATTTCTGATATTTTAGTTCTACCTTCTGTGTTCATAGAACCATCTATATTAGCACGATGTGATGCTGATAGACGTAATATGGGAACATTTAACGCACCACTTCTTGCCTGAGTTTTTATATTATCAAGATTGCCATAAAGAGGTGATCCATATACCTGTTCGCATAGTAAATTTATGACACCACCACCTATTTTACCGTGTTTTGCTGCAGATCCTATAACTTCTCCCTGCCATGTCAATCCTGCGTTACCAGATGTATCTCTAAACTGCACGGATAAATTAACACCAGAGGTATACATCCATACGTCCAAAGATGTAAAAGATTTTGCATATATTCCACTCAATTTTGCTACTTTTTTTACCTCTCCCATGTTAACTTCTTGTAAGTTAGCATCTTTACGTTCAACTTGTTTTAAAGATATACCAATTAATTTTCCACTACGTGCATTTTGTTGTAAGAACTCGTTAAATGCTGCAAATGTAGTAAATCCTTTCATGTCAGCAGAAGATACACATGATGTATCACATGCCCAGAGGTCAGCGGGTGTCCATTTGTTTAGGTTAGCAAATGGTTTTGCTTGTAGTCCAGTCTCAGGAACAATATGTGTGTTTTGTAGTCTTGTAAATGCATTAGAAAGTGCATTTATGATAGTTCCTTTACCTCTGTACCATGTGTAGTCTCCACCTTGAAATCTAGAGTATAATGCGTTTGCAGTTTTGTTACTAGACTCTACCCAGTCCTGATTATTTTCTAAAAAACTTTTTACTTCAGACCAAGATTTATCAGTAGATACTTTTGCAGAAACCGCTGCGATCTTTTTCTCAGATGGAAAACTATCTATTGGTAAATCTTCTGATTGATTAAATCTAACAGCAGCAAACCATGCTGCAGCACTCTCAAATAGTGCTGTATTTCCTGCTCCTGCACCAGAACCACCTGTGCTACCAAATGCTCTTGTCTTTTCTATGTTGGTTAATAATATTGGAACAGATTTACTTACATTACCCTGTTGGTAATAATATTTTAAAACTCTTTTACCACTAAATTTGTCAGCAAATGATTGATGCACACCATCATCTAAAGTATTAGATGCTGATATCATTTCTGCTTCAAGATCTGGATCATTAAATTGTATTACTTTATTACCTTTACCTGATACCTCTATTGGAGTTCCATTTCTGATAGCATCTAATAGCACTGCAATTCTAGACACACCTTTACCAGTGTTATCTCTCTTGCCATAGTCGCCATAGCTCATGCCTGACATGGTGTCTCCTCTTTCTTCTATTATAGCATATATTATTTAGAACTGCTTCCAATACTGGGGTGATAGTAGACCACTTTCTGAATTGGTTCTATCCTTTAGTGTCAAAATAACATCACCCGCAAGACTAATCCGTCTATGTTCTCTAGGCTCAGTAGTAGTATAATGTTCGAGAGAACCAGGAAAAATAACCAAGCGTTCTGCTTTAGGATTGATAGCATATCCCTCCATATTTGTGTATGTGTACTGATTTGAAAATTTAAACGCATCTCCAAACCACTCGTTTGAATTTTTTTTATGAAAAACTATAGGATCACCTGGCGTTTGTATGTAATACACCCATGATATATGAGAACATGAGTGATAATGCATTGGAAACGTTTGATTTGGATCACATATAGTAAACCAAGTTTTTGTAAAATTTATTTCAAAAGTTCTTTTATCTATATTAAAATGCTCAAGATAATTTATTACAGATTTCTTAAGTTCTCTGAAAAAAGGTGCTAGTCTAGTGTCCTGATGTATCAGAACTTTACCATTCAACTCACCAGTTATTTTACCAGTAGAATTGTCAAAACTACCGTCCTCAAAACTTTTGTAAAGAGATGGTAGAAAACCTTTTATCTCTGTCTCATATACTATGACAGGAGATAACTGATGAAAATTATTAAAGGTCGTCTGCTGCACGGTTCTCTGAGTCACCGATGTTAAAACTACCGCCAGGATATCTCTTCTCTAACTTTTTAATATTACCTTCAATGACCTCATCAAAACTAATGTCAAGTGCCATACATGCTTGTGCTACATACCACATAACGTCACCCAACTCAATAATAAGATGCTCTCGATTATCGACTGACCAAGGTTTACCTTGGAACACCATCTTTTTAACGATCTCCAAAAACTCTCCAGACTCAGCAGACATCCCAACAGCAGCAGTGGTAAGGCGTTCAATATTGGCACCTTTTCTGTCAAGTTCAACCAAACGATCAGCAAGATAGACAAAATCTTTAGAACTATCGCTTGTGACAGCATCCACGAAATGAGTGTACTTATCAAAATCTATTGTCATAATAACAAAATACTTATGTATATTCTACAGTAATTTATATGAGTTGTCAACTACTCACCTAGCGTGTGAATGACAGGTTTCTCATGCATTAGTATCTTATACAACCAATGATTCTCTGCACATGATACAGGTATAAACTCTTCAGATGCATTGAACCCATCATATCTTTTTGCTTGATTGATTACAATAGATCCTTCCTCTCCTGACATGGATCTATGGAAAGTATTCTTAGGAATGATTAATGCACCACTCGCACGATTCAAATGAACTATATGATATGGATATTTCCACTCACTATTCACTAACTCAAAAGTTCTATTGCCCTGCACTACTCTGTTGTAGTCATCTTGATACTCATGCTTATAAAATTGCTTTGCTCCTACCGCATCATTTGGTGGAGATATAGCAGCACCAGTATGAACTACTAGATCTGATGCATTTGATTCATCAACTGATATGTCATAGAATATAACATCATCTGTCTCACGAAACACTCTGTGTTTCTTAAACTGTACGTCACTCATACTTTTAATTGTGCAAACTTTTTAGATAGATCTTCTTTAGGTACAATTTCTACTTGATTAGCGTCAGTAATACCTTCTTGTGCTGATTGTTCTACATCATATAGTCTCATCTTAGCACGATCAATCCCTACAACGAACCTCTTGTTAATAGTGGGATCATTGTATCTATTCTTGAGTTGCTTGACCATTATTTGATTGATCTCTTCCAACTCTTCAGTAGATATAAGAGCGAACATAAGATCAGCAGTTGCAGGAAGACCAAAGGATTCGCTTGTATCAGTAAGATCGACATCACTACTGCCATAGCCAGAACGAGTCGTCTGAGTAGCGGAGACGATAGGTACATTAGTCTCAACCGCAAGCCCACGGAGCTCTTCAGCAATCGCTTTAATATAGGAATACGAATTAACATTGCCTAGTTTAGAGTATCGGGATGATGCACAAATATTTAGATAATCTATGTATATAATATCAGGTCTAAATGACTTCTTAAGTGCTAGATCATTCAACAGTGATCTAAAATGACCTACATGTGCTGATGCTGTAGGGTATTCTTTGATAACTAGAGATCCCTGTGTCTTCTTAGCAATGTTTGCTACCTTATTATCAAACATAATCTTGGGTAACTCAGTGATGTTCTGTATATCACAATTTAATAGGTTGGAATCTATCCTTTCGGCAATCTTTTC